ACACCAAACACCCGCTTTTGCGGGATTAAGCGTAGTCCGTAGGGCATACGGAAAGGAGGAAAGATGTCAATTGCTCTCAATGCGACGGGGACGCTAATCAAAATCGGCGATGGTGGGGGATCGGAAGTATTCACCACTATTCCTGAGGTGATGCGCGTCAACCTACCGGACGTGAAAACCGATTTGAATGACGTCACCTCGCACGATTCGTCGGGCGGGTTTCGTGAGTTCTTACCGGGGCTCAAGGATGGTGACCAAGTCGTAGCCGAAATGAATTGGAAGCCGTCTAATCTCATCCATAAGCAGATTCGCGTGGATGCGTATGCGGCTACTCGTCGCAACTTCAAAACGATTCTGCCAGACTCAGCCGATCACGTGTGCGCCTATCAGGCATATATCACCGGCTACCCTGGACAGGCGAACGTTGGTGAGCCTCTCAAGAACACCATGACCCTAAAAGTGACCGGACAGCCGGTATGGGGCTCGACTCCGTAGGCCCTACGGAAGCTAGAAAGGAGGAGTAATGAGCATTGCATTAAACGCGACCGGCACTCTATACGCAGTGAACAACACAGGGTATGTGACTATCCCTGAAGTCATGCGTGTCAATCTTCCCGACGTCAAGACAGACTTGAATGACGTCACGAGTCACGACTCTAGCGGCGGCTTTAGAGAGTTTCTCCCCGGCTTGAAAGATGGCGATCAAGTTGTGGCAGAGATGAATTGGAAGCCCTCAAACGTTGTTCATAAGCAGTTACGCATCGATGCGTATGCCGCTACTCTGAAGACGTTCCGCATCACACTGCCCGATCTGACAGACAATATCTGTACGTTTACGGGCTACATCACCGGCTATCCCGGCCAAGCCAACGTTGGGGAGCCCTTGAAGAATACTCTAACCGTCAAAGTTACAGGCCAACCGACCTGGAGCTAGTATCAACTTTCGAATAAAAAGGGGTGAGGATATGGAAAATACAGAGCTAGTCAATCCGCTGGATTCGATGATCAAGAGCAATCTCGCTGGGGAGGTGGTCTTCTTAGAAGCCACCTTCGAAGCGCTTATTGCCATTCGTAAAGGAGTCACCAAGATCGACTTCATGGACCCAGAACCTACTGAGGAGAAGTCCACGGTCGTCTTCAACAAGCTCCGCGATCCTGAGCAACTCGTACACGTGCTCTCGGCGCTACTAGTGCACAACAGCGATGATGAGATCAGAGAGCGCCAAGCCAAGTGGACTCCAGAGCTACTATGCCGCAAGCTCAGCGTCCGCAACATCGGGAGCTTTATTAGTTCGATCTATAGCACGCTTTCAAGCGGTCGGGATGATGGGGCAGACCCTACCGATGTGGTGGCAGAGGGTGAGTCAAACCCCTCCCTGCCCGAAGACGCGCTCTCATTGCCGACTACTGGGCAATAGGAAGGATTGACATGGGGTTGAGCGAAAGAGAGTTCTACCGCTTAACCCCTGCCAAATTCAGCGTGTTGTTCGGGCGTATCGTGGCGCGTGACAAGAACCGGCTCAACGAGCTAAAGACGTTCGATGCGTGGTTTGCTCGTCAAGCGGCACTGGCCCAAGAAGCAATCAACGTCCAATGCCGTAGCGAAGAGAACAAGATCCCCTTGGCTCTTCCAACGGCATTTTTGCTTTTCAAGCCAGACGCTATCAAGACCGTAGAGCCTACGGTGCTTAAGCAACCGGAGTACGACTTAGAGGCTGAGCGGGCTAAGTGGAAGGGTTGGGTTGTCGCGACTCGCGTGAAGAATAGTAGGAAGAGTTAGAAAGGAGGGAGTATGGCTGGCGCATTCGACGATATGATTCTTGGCGAAATGCTGATGAAGGTAGGGCTTGACCTATCCTCTATCAAAGTATCGCTAACCAAAGCTGAGCGAGACATACTCCCTCAAGTGACCCTCTTATCACGGCGCATTGGAGAGGCGTTCGCCAAGGGAGATGTCCATGGGGCATTTGCCATTAGCGAGAGCCTTACCAAGCGCCAGAAGGATCTCTTAGGGCGGCTCACGGGTGAGTTTCACAAGCTAGGCGTCACGAGCGATCAGGTGTACAACCTCATCGGCGCTGGCGCTGTACGAGCCACCAAAGCGATTGAGATGAATGCGGCGGCAATCCGCAAGGCCCAACTCGATATCGAGAAGGCAGCGGCTAAGCGCTTCAACGCATTCGGCAAGGAGCAACTCGGCAAGGAAGTGGCCGCGAACGTGCCCAATATCGCGGCGGCGAAAGCTGAAACGGCGGCTCTCCTAGAGAAGACCCGGCGAGAGGCAGAGATCCACAAGCAAGCCTACGCTCAGCGCAAGGCCGACATCATAGAGGCGTTCAAAGCGGATGACGACGCTAAGAAGCGGGCACTAGCTATCGACAAGGCCCATACGCTGGCGCTGGCAGAGAACCGCAAGCGTGACATGCAATCTATGCGGTCGGCGCTGGCGGAAGAGTCTCAGATGCGTCGGGCTCATGAGATGATGCGTGCCGACTTTGCCCGACGTGAAAAGCAGCAACTAGCTGAGCAACGGGCGGGGCTGGAGTCTACCCGGCGCGTGATGTACGACTTGAGGAACGTCGGCCTAGCCATGACGGCGGCTGTGACAGTGCCGGTACTGGGCATAAGCGCGGCGGCGATCAAAGTATCGGGCGATTTCCGTATCGCTGAAAACTCCATCCGCAAAATGATGGGGGCTGTGGACATCGGCAATACCATGATGGAGCGGCTCACGCAGTTTGCCATAAAGAGCCCTCTGGACTTCAAAGAGACGATCCAAGGCGCTCGTCGGCTGGTCGTGATGAAAGCCGCTGGAGAGGACCTAATCAAGACGCTCCAGATACTCACCGACACCGTAGCCTCTACGGGCGGCGACGAAGGGACGTTTAAGCGACTCATCAAAGCCTTCACCGACGTAAAGCAAAAAGGCTATCTGGCGTCCCAAGAGATCATTCAGTTTGGTAATGCCAACGTCAACGCAGTGGAGCTTATCTCCCAAGGCATGGGCAAGACCGTGCCAGAGGTGCTTGAGCTAATCCATGACAAAGCCATCGACGCCAACACAGCCATACGCCTAATCAAAGAGGGCCTTGATAAGAACTTCGGCGGTGAAGGAATCAGCCGTCTTGCAGAGGTACCGGGCAAGATCCAGCAGATGAAGGACGAATGGACTCTCGCCCTTAAGGCGATGGGAGACGCGCTAGAGCCCCTCACCAAGAAGATGCTCGACGTGGGCATAGGCGCGGCTCAGATGGGCAAGAATCTCATGGAGTCGCTCAAGGAAGCCCCTGAGTCAGTGAAGCTACTCGCGGCTGGGCTCGTGGGCGTGGCAGCGGCAGCAGGACCAGCCGCAACGCTTCTATCACAGGTAGGGCTCGCAGCCATCGGCGTGAAAGAGATAGTGCTTTTGCTCCGTAGCAACGTTACGCTTCTGGGCACGTCCCTGACCGGCCTTGCTACGGCGGGCTGGGCTGGCTTAGCCGTGGGAATCGGCGCGGCGGCAGCGGCGGCTATCTACCATCTCAGTACGGTCAACTCCAAGCTTGACGATACCTTCGGGAAGCTGGAGCGCTGGGAGAAGCACAGAGAGGGCGGCGGCGATGCGAAGTCATTCGCGGAAGCTGAAGCGACCCGCGACCGTATGGCGTTTGGCGCTAAGTGGGACCCGACTTGGGCCAAAAACAACGTCCCCGGCTCAGACTTCAAAGTGAGCGTACTACAGCCAGAGCCCCCAAAGAAGGGTAAGAAGGCTAAGCCGGTCACAGAGTACAACTGGAAGGGTGCACGCATGTATGAGTCGGCGGAAAAGCGATCCGCTGACGAAATCGCCATGCAGGACTTCAAGCGCAAGAAGGCTGAGTATCACCGAGAGACGCTCGAAGCTACTGAGAACGTAGCTAAAGTGGATGAGCTTCTCCACGGGCTAAGCATGATCGAAGCGGGCGCGGCTGGCTATGCCAATGAAGCGGCACTCGCGTACGCCGCATCTGCGAACGGCTTAGCCGACATGCAGAACCAAGAGTACTTGATGATTGGCAACCGTAAGCACTGGCTTACTCAGGGGGCGGAAGTCATCAACCAACTCAACGACTTGTCAGAGGCGATGATAGCGCCCACACGCGCTAATCGTGACCTTGGCGAATCCATGCAAGTGCTCGGCATTGAGGACGTGGAAGCCAAGCTCCAGCTAGTTGTGGCGGCTCATGCCGACATCCGTAGGGCCTACGAAGAGGGTAAAGTCACGGCTCAGACGTACTATCAAGCTGAGCTTGCTCTCCTCAAGGCCCGCCTCAACGCCGGTCAGAAGCTCAACGCGCAAGAGGAAGAGTACTTCCGCAAGCTCGAAAAGCAGACCAACGGCGTAGGCAATCTCAAGAAGGCTTGGACCGGCTTCATGCGGCAAGTCTCCACGATCATGACGGATGCAAGCCGCGCCATCGTCAACATCCTCTTCCCCGACGATATGGTAGGGAAGACGGAGAAATTCTCCTCCAACATCACAAGCGCCTTCCGTGAGGCGTTTGAGGGGCTCTCCGGTCAAGGCTACGACAACCCGGCCAAGGCCCTTGAGCAAGTGATAGAGATGATCAAGCGGGCGGGTAGCGTGTCAGAGGCGAACGCCATAGCCGTGCGTCACTTCGGTCAGACCGGCCCGGAGATTGCCCGCCTACTGCGCTCTGGAGCTATCGGCGCTAAGGAACTCGCTGAGCTTATGGGCTTGGCAAAGGACAGCCTTACGGACCTCACCAAAGAGACAGAGGACAAGGGCAGCAAGATTGCCCGCATCTGGCATGAGATCTGGACAAGCACTTTCCGCGCCGGTATCGAGAGTGCCGGTGAGGCGCTGATGACGTTCATAGGGAAGCACCTGAAGAATCTCATCAACTCCATGGATGACATACTCATGCGTATCCCGAAGATAGGAAAGGGTTTAGCTGACATCTTCGGCAACACCTCAAGTACGATCGGTGGCATTGCTACCGGCGCTGGAAACACGGCGGGGAGCGTGATCATGGAAGGCCCCATGCAGATACCGGGCGGGCTGGGTGGCATACCGGGCGTAGGCTCTACGGGTGGCGGCGCTGGCAAGGCGGCAGGCTCGGCGGCGGGTATGGGTGTCTCTGGCGCTATCAACCTCGTCACGGGGGCGGTGAGCGCCATCGCGGGCGTAATCTCGGCGATAGGCACCGTACGGCTAGAGGGCACCATGAACGCGGTAGAGTGGAATACCCGCAAGGGCTCTATCCATGCTGAGCACATCCTTGGGAAGCTAAATGAGTTTCTACCCTTCCAATCGATGATTCACCAGCGCCTAGTAGAGCTACAACCGCTACTAGCCGGGGGCTCCGTAGGGCCTACGGGCGGTACGCATATCACCAACGTGTATGTAGATGGAGTACTTCTCAACAGCAGTGGTTCGGCGGGTGAACTCTTCTCCCAAGGGGTTGAGGATCTACGCCGACGTGGACTCATCGCAGTAAGGGGGCAGCGCTAATGGGCATAGCAGCGAAGTTTGCAGGGGGCATAGTCAAGAAGGTACTGACTGTGTCCTTCCAATCGACCGTAGGACAGAGGGGTACTGCATCGGGCACTATCCTCTCATCTGAGTACATCCCAGACGTGGGGGAGGAGTTTAGCGTCTACGACACATCGGGCGTGCAGAAGTGGACCGGCAGTATCGATAAGCTGGAGCGCCGCCGTGGCAGCATAGAGAGCACGCCAGTTGAGATAATCAACTTCGAGTGTGTCTCTCTTGAGGCTCGTATGGATAAGCGCCTATGCGGCCCGACCGTGTATGACGGTGTGGACGCTGGCACCATCGCCAAAGCCATCATCGACAACGAGTGCGCCTTTGAGAACATCATCACCTCTGGCGGCACTGAGAACATCATGGCGGGCGCAAGCGCTACTGACTTGGGCGTGGTCACCTACGTGGGGCGCTCAGCATCGGAGGCGCTTGACGACCTAGCCAACCGGAGCGGCTACATCTGGTTCATCCGGCCTAATGGGGCTTTCTGGTTCATCCCAAAGACGAGTGTGGAGAATACCACGCTTGCTTTCGATCCGATCAATAAGAACTACTCAGATCCCGTGATAGTGGAGAACCGGCTCGACTATTACAACAAGGCGCGAATGGCGATCTCATGGGAAGCCTTCGCGGCCACTGAAGAGACGTTCATGGGCGATGGTTCGGCAGTGGACTGGGATGTAGCCATGACCATTGACAACATCGTGAGCCTCACCCTCAACGGAGTAGAGC